TTCGTCTTCAATAAAGAGATTCATTTTTGTAAAAAGGTTTATCTAATACGAAGTCTCCCCATAATAAGTTACGAAAGTTCCTTAATATGGCGTCAGAATCAATAGAAGATAATCTCTTCCCAAAATAGTGAATAGTATCCGATGAATTATTTAGATTACTAAATAATCAATCACTCGGAATTTCACCTGCTTTCCATAACTGGATGAATCTTGCTACCATATGGAATATAGAAGATTGTTTTAAATCTTTATAGAAAACTATATTGATTAAATCAAACAATTTTGTATGTCCTTTATGTCAAGAACGAGAAATGAGACGACGAGACAGTTCCAATCTCCCAAAGAAATTATTAGAAGATAATAATTCCTTAAAGGAAATAGGAGAAATATCAGATCCATTTCAAGCAGTCCTTTTAGCAAATTCTACCACAGGTCTATTAATTGAAACAATTGACTTAGTGATATTGATTTCAATACCTAGTAATTTACATAAACTTAAGTATGAAGAAGCGACATCGTGATCAAAAATCACTATATCATCTCCCAATACTTGATATTTATCAAATCAAATAGGTTGGACAGTTTTATAACATTGAAACGCACAATATTGAATCATCATATGATGAATCATATTTAGCATACCTCAAGAAGATAAAGCTCCCATAGGTTGACCAGTAGAATACCTTACATTGCCCTGTTTTAGATTATAGTTATTCCTAGGAATATTATAATCTCTATCAGTAAGAATTAAAGCTCAAAGATCACCAATATTACATTCGAAAATGGAATTGAGAAATTCCTTTTGAATAAATAAAGGTAATCGATCAGTAGCAGCTGATAAATCGAAACCATAACCACAATTATACTTCAAAGATAAAGATATAGCTCTTTTAAAAGCTTTATCTTGATCAAAAGTAGAATCAGTTGGAAGTGAATTAAAAGATTTATACAAGAAATCATGCAAAGGTTTGAAAAGAGATTGTGTAATACAATCAACTTTAGCAAAAATTCGCAGTTTCCCAGCAGCCTCTTCTTTAAAACTTAGTGCACCTAGATGTGATCTAATTAGTGATTTAGGATTTGAAATATCTTTTGAATATTCAAAACTTACATGACTACTTATATTAGAAATAGGAGCACCACGTTGTAAACGTGATCTCAGGATATAGACGCAGCGTAATAGGTACCATTTAAATCCAAAAGACTTAGTTATTTCTAAGTATTCTCGAATGTAATCTTTAAGACGTGGGTGAAAACCCATTGCATAGAGATCTTCAAAAATACCTAGATAACTAACCTTATTTGAAGGACTAGAAGTCAATAACCAAGTAGGTTGTTTAACTTCTAAAACCGACAAATCTGGTTTGTAACCAATAGTATTATAAAATAATCTTTTACCAAAAGTATCAGATCAAGTTATAAAATCATTGGCACAAACCATATCCATGGTACAAGGATCTGTAATGGTATTAAGTTTTGGTTTAAAATCACCTTTAAATATAATATATATATGAAAAAGTGATAATCAAAATCTAATAACACTTTCAGAACCGTGTAATATCAAATAACGATCTTTCTTACTAATGAATGTAGGAAGACCGGAAGATGATAACCGTGGTAAAGGAATAGAAGGGTCAATATCTCTTAAAGAAGAGAAAGGTTGACCCGCTATAGCTTTTTGGATTGAGAGTTGAAGGTATTTCAAGTACTTTATTGTAGAATTTTTACCAAAATTTTTATTATATTTAATAATCATTTGATAAAAATTATTCAATAAACGGACTCGTTTTACAAGGGTAGTTTTTCGAAAACAGGCACGTATAACAATACGACCTGTTGTAAGAAGAACTAACTTCAAATGCTTAGCATTTGAAAGCTCTACCATAGATCCTGCTTCATAAATAGACTTAAATAATCTTAAACCAGAAAAGAAAATAGAATTTTTTAAAATCTGTTTCTTCATGATTAATTTTTATTTTGTGTATTCTTAAAGAGAATCTACTCCGCTGTTCCAATATTTACATATTGTGACGGCAGGTAGCCTTATTAAACATAGTTATTTATAGT